TAAATTCAAAAATGTTTTCAAGAAATTTGTCGTAATCTGAACCGATTTCAATATCGTTTCTGAAATAACAATACTTTTTCATAAAACCTGAAAGTTGAATGATTCGACCGATTTTATTTGTCGTTGCTCGAATTGATAAAAGCGTAATGTCGTCTTGAACTTTAGGCTGTAAAAGCGAAAGGTACATTGAACCGCCAAAGTTTGATTCAATACGAACAAATTCAGGTTTATGTTCATTTAAAAACGACGCTGTCAAGTCAACGTTTACGTCAGTTCCTAATTTGGTAAAAACAACGTCTTGAATGTATATTCGATTTCCTACAATTGCGCCAACTGGAACGGCGTGATTATCTTCACCAGTGTCGGCAACGTCAATGAAAGCAATTTTACCAATTGATTCAGACCAGTCAACTTGCGCTGGATCGTAATAATTTAATTCTGAACGTTTGAACAATGCACCTTCTTGTTCATTTATCCAGCCACCAAGAACGACATTTTTGTAAACTTCAGGTTCGTCAGCTTTCATTCGTTCGTAATCGCGTCGAATGTTTTCAGGAATAAATTTCGGGTTTACGTCAAGGTAACTTGAATGAATGTAAAGAACGTTATCAACAACGCCGCAAAAACCTTCAGGAACGTTTTTTTTCTTGAATAGTTCTTTGTAAATCCAGTGTGTTTTTATTGTTGGGTTTAAAATAAGAATTGAAATGTTTCTTTTGTGGACCGAACGAATTGAATAAAATACTTTTTTAAATGTTTCGTAACTCGGTATTTCTTCAGCTTCGTCAACGACAAAACAATTAAAACCTGACAATGATTTTAAATTTGCTGTTTGTCCTTTTGATCCAGTTTTGATTCCTTTGAATGAAATTGAACCTTCAGACACGCGTGAATCAATTCTAAACTGATTGTCAATAACTTTATTTTCGTAACCGAGTAATTCGATTTTGTCGCTGACTTCAGACTTTATTGAATCGCCTATTGACGTATTTGTGAAGCGTGAATATAAAACTTTCCAGCTTTTTTCAACGACACCGATTAAAGTTAAAAGCGCAACGTTGAAAGACTTACTTGAAGCGCGACCGCCAGTTAAAACAATCGTATCGACTTCGTTAAAAGAATTGTCGTCAAGAAGGTCAAATAAAGGTTCAAATTTATGACTGATTTCGATTTCATTCGGCATTTGAATTGAATTTCTTAAATGAAATAATTGGTGCTGTTATGTCGTTGCCGTTGCTGGTCACGTCAACCATTTGTCGCGGCATACCAAAACGATATTTAAAGAACAATTCAACCGCCCATTTTTCACCAGCTTCAAGATTGTCTTTCAAAGCTTCAAAGGCGGTTTCGTCGAATGGTGTTAATCGTTCAACAAGTGCTTGTTCTTCGCTTCTTTTTTTTCTTCCAGCGTTGTCACGCGCACCGCCGTTGTTTTGTCTTTTGTCCATGATTGAAAAAAATTGAATATTCAAAGTTTTGTTAATCTTTTAACAAGTAAAATTATTAGATTAAGCGCAAAGATTCCAGCATAAACAAGAATCGTAAACACAAAACCGAAGAACAAAATTAGCAAGAACGAAACGATTGTTAAAATCATTACGCTGAAGTCGTCGCGTCGGTCGGTGTTGATCCAATCTGTAAAGGTGTCAATTCGTCTTGTAAGAATAAAAAAGTGACTGATTCTATAAAGAACGTATAAAATCAAAAGTGCGATTGTCGCGAATATTTCTTTTATTATCATTTTCTGTCGTTTTTAGGCGGTAATAAATAAACAATGAAGGCAACCATTAACACAACCGCAACAATTGCCGTCAAAGCGATAAATTTAATCAAATCGTTTATATTCGTAAATTCGGTCAAGTGTTTCGAGTTTTTGTTGACTGATTGTTTTGTCTTCAAACAAATCTTTTTCTTTTCCAAATTTAAACTTTTTAAATTGAACTTCGATTTGTTGAAGTTCGCGGTCGCGTTTAACTTGGTAGTCATGCAATAATTTCAAAAAGAAAAAAAGCAATAATCCGCACCAAATAGTAAATAAACTAATTTCAATAAATATTCTTTTCATGTCGTCAAATTTTTAAAGTGTTGTTTTTTTAATTCGTTTAAATATTCCCAATGGTCAGGTCTTCTTGCCTTCCATTCAAGTTTATTTCTGAATTCATTTTTTCGATTGTTTCTTGAATAAAAAATGTTCAGTCGGTGTTTGTTCGAAATTGAAATTCCAAATGCAATCATTTTTTAAGTGTTAAATATTAAATGCAACACGCCAAAAATTGCGAGTGCGTGAATGATTATTTTAAATAGTAGTTTCATTTTGATTTTTTTCTAAATAGTGTTTTGGGTATGGCATTTCTTTTAATAAACATTCTTTTATTGATTTTTGATTAAGAAAATAAATATATCTGAATTGACGCAACTCTATCTTAATTGCGGTTTCACGCCAGTTTTTAGCCTCTAATTCAGCTTTTTTTCCTCTTGCGTTGTTAGTTACTATTGAATTATGAAACACTTCATTTTCAAATTCCCACATAATATTTTTGTGTTCGCCATAAAATTTAAAATTTGCCGCTTGATAAACTATTCCTAAACCTCCGCAACGTTCGTCAGCGAATGATTGAATCCATTTAATTTTTTTAAATTTACTTCTCAAATATTTTATTGAATAACTTATTGCTTTGCTTTCAGTATTTCGTTCGGCTTTGTCGTCAAACCACATTCTGTTTAATTCTTTGTATTCGTCAATTTTAGTGTTTGCAACTATTGAAGACATACTTTGTGGATTCATTGCATATCCAAATTGTAAACAACCCAGCAATTCGCCATTTATAAAACAACCTAAATGAATGTGTGTTGTTGCGTCGTTGCATACTTTATGGCTGTAATGATTTTTTATAATTAATTCTTTGCTTTTGTCTTTTGGTATTTCTTTAACAAAAAATTCTTTATTTCCAAATCCTATTATTTCTTTTGAACCAAACATTGATAACTGGTCGCTGTATATTAAATCCTTTTTTGACATATTTTTTAATTTTATTTTACGGCGTAAAGTTTGTCAAGTGTCGTTGAATAGGTGTCAGCGCGAAATTGAAAAGTTTTGTTTCCGTCAAATTCACCTTTTCGTTTAAGCGTTGCTGTTTCAAAAAATAAATCTTTTGGAAGCCAACCAACAAGAAACGCTTTTGTCAAGTCTGAAAGAACATAAACGAATAAATAAATATCGGTTTTCTGTTTCGTGTTTACCGCTGGAATTGTCGCGTTGTGGTCCAGTTCGGGCGCGTTGTTAACTTTCTTTGTTTTTACGTCGACGCGTTTGTCATAAACTCGAAGGTCGTAATCGTAAGAACCGACATAACTGGCGTTTAAACTTTCGCGGTTATAAAAGTCAAGCGCGACGATTTCACCAACCGCACCATAAATTTCACTTTTCCCTTTTGTAATTGAATTGTTCAAATTGTTGAAGGAATAAAGCTTTTTTGCGCGTTTGATTTGGTTTTCTGAAATAAGTATTTCAATCATTTTTTAGATTTTTTTTTGTTGTTATCAATCAAATCAGAAATTAAACCCATTGTTCGCGAAGTTATTGATCCAGTACCTTCAATAAAATCTTTGAATTTCTTCGAATTCGTGTTTCCTATTTCGCGCATTATTGCCGCTGGTGACATTCCTGAACGCGCCGCAAATTGATTGACGCGTTCAATGAAGTCTTTTTCAAGTTTTGTTTGTTTGTTAATTCGCATTTTTAAAGAAATTTATTTCGTTAGTATTGACATTTTCACAAATTGTTTCAAGTGAATTATAATATTCTTGCGCCAGTTTGACGTAAATTCGAATCAATTCAAAATGTTCTTGTGTACATTCGACGCGGTGAATTCTTACGCGGTCGGCAATATTTGGAAACTTGCCTTCAAAATCAAATTCTTTTTCGACCTCAAGAAGAAACGATTCAGGTATTTCGTCGCTGTAATTGTTTCCAGCTTCAACCCATAAAAGACGCGCTTGTTTAAAGATTAGTTCCGCTGAAGGATTCATTAACGAACGAATGACCGCACCAGCTTCAATTGATCCGTTTTCAAGTTCATTAATTAGCATTGCGTAACCGCGAATTTGCCATTCATAAACTGAAAGGTCTTTGTCATTGTCGAAAAGTTTTAAGCCTGACGGCGACCAAACGTTTTTTTGGTCAAAGACAAAATTCTTTACTTTCCAGTCATAACCCGACGAACAAATGAAATCGTTTTCAAGGTAGTTTTCAGGTGCTTTCGTTGCGAATGGATAACCAAGTAACGCGCCGACCTGACGGATCGAACGTTCTTCAACCTCTTTGCCTTTTTCAATGAAACGATTTGTGAAACGAAAGCCGTAATCAAAACGTTCTTTCAAAAATTCTTCTTCAATGTACGTTTTCGCACCTTCAGAAAGTTT